CGTCGTCAAAGCAACACGCGCCCCCATAACCACCAACTCGATGGAAAAGTTCTTCATCATATACTTGAAGAAGTTGTCCGCCATTTCGTGCCACTCGTTCGCTTTGTCTTTCCCAAGTTTCGTGTGAGCATCTTTCAGCTCGTAACACATCGAAATCACCAAGGAGTACATCGCCGAAATTTCTTTGATCGTCAGATCCGTTACCTTGCCCGACAGGATGTCGGTGGGGTTAGGCATCTGCGAAGAGATTTTGCGGTGGGCCATAAATTTCACAGCCAGGCCTTCGCCAATCGTGCCAGCAACCAAGTCCGTCAGCGTCGAATCAGGAATGCTATCTTCCAACAACTCGCTCACAAAGGTCCAGGAGCGCGGAGTTGCAAAGGAGCGCGAAGACGAACGTGGGTCAAAGTCAAACAAGTCCTGCTTGGAGAAACTGATGTGTCCAATCACGTCCTTGTGAATCTTGTTGGTAACAGCCCATTCAAGCCAGGCGGGATAGTCCACGCGCATTTCCAAGTGGACGAAGCGGTTTTGCAGTGGCGCAGGCATACGATACGTCACGCCCTTGTCAGATTCGCGGTTACCGGCTGCTACCACAACCACGTTGTCAGGCAATTCATACTCGCCAACCTTCCGGTTCAGAATCAGCTGGTAAGCACTTGCTTGCACAGCCGGAGCCGCCCCGTTCATTTCGTCCAGGAAAAGCACAACGATTGGGAATTTTGCAGCGAATTCTTTGGTGGGCAAGTTCACCGGGGGAGCCCAGCACATCGTGTTGGATTCGCGATTGTAAAACGGGATACCGCGAATGTCAGTTGGTTCCAACAGCGGCATCCGCAGGTCAATCATAAACCCGCCCATCTCTTTGGTAAGGGTTGCGATCAATTCGCTTTTGCCAATACCGGGAGGGCCCCAGAGAAACACCGGGCGTTTGACTTTGAAACAACGGAGCAAAGATGACCGTGCTTCAATTGCGGTTACGGTACGGGTTTGGGAAATTGCAGCAGTTACCATTTTTAATTACCTCGCTTGGATTAGAAGTTTGTTTACAGTTTGTATTATACAGGTTCTACAGTAAAAGTCAACCGATATCTTTCTTTAGCAATATCAAGAGCTTACTGGATCTTAATACTGTTTGGTTCGGCGCGCATATCCAAAAGACAATTACCTTTCGCGCGAATCAAATCCGCTATTGTTTGAGGTGAAGCTTCAAACATTGCGCGGAAATTCTCAACGTTCATGCTGTAGTCTGCCTTGAACGTATAAATCTCATAATGCCGATGGTAGTTCAAACGTGCCCGCAGTTTCATTACATAAAGCATTTCGCCGGCCCACGTGTCGAAATTTTGCGGTTTGCACTCTTCATTTTTAAGGGCATTCCAGGCTGCGAGCTTTTCGCTTGCGACAACTTCCTCTTGTTTTTCTGTAAGATCAACTAGAGCTTCAAGCCCCAACTGGTCCCAGCTTGCAAGGAACAATCTATCTTTTGTCTTTTTAGCCATACAAACATTATATAACACTTTGGGACAAAAGTCAACCGATATAATTCTTCAATGATATCAAGGACTTGCAGTGTCTTTAGCCAAGCATATTATCAAGATAGCGTTCAATGTCACCGCTATGCAAGGCAATCATGGCAGAATGCTGCGGATCAAATACCTTTAAAGTTTCAGTATTATGAATGAAATATGGACTGGTCATGGCACGTTCCAATTTGAGTAGGACAGACAGTGACGGTGGTTTGGCCATTACTGCGTTCCAATGTGGTATTGTGGTGCCGACTGTGATCCATTGAAAGCCCCTCCACTCCAGTCGTAAGCTATGATGGTTGACGGTGTTGACCCAAAGGAAATATTTACTTAATGCGCCGGTTGGATTCATAGACGCAGCAAGGAATTTCTGTGCCCATTCTTCTTGCGGGGTCAAGATTAGCATTGCTACTTCTTTTGTGTGAAGACTGTGTCGCCTTGTTTAAGCAGACACACTTCAAACTTGTCTGTTTTGAACAGAAAGTTCAATTTCTTACAAAGATTGATGGCATGCCCGGAATTTGAAAATGATACTTTTTTGTATTTTGGACCGGGATAATTGACCAGTGTGTTGAGAGTTTTAAGATTGATTGCTTGCCCATCATAAAATACCGACCAAATTCCCTCACTGGCTAGGACTTGCTCGGACTTATATGTCTGTTTGTTAATGTATTCTAAAATTACTGTAGGTTTCGGTCTGCTCATTATAATGTATTTATGCTCCGAACGATCCGCCGTCGAGCTCTATTACGGTAACTGTCGGGGTCGTTTCGGTTGTTTTTAGGTTCAAACGAACGTTCTCAGCCATCAATACAAAGATCTCTGCTTGCAAGTTACTTGCTTCGCTTGCAGTAAGTAGCAGGCTTTTCGCGTTAGTTTGGGACATTGCCCGCACTTTATCGTTGAATTTCCGTAAATGTAGAGGTAGGGTGTTATTATTCATGGGCGGTAGACAGACCAGCGTTAGCTTGCTCTTTAGATTTGAATGGTCCTTGGAATTTATAGCGGTTTAACGTGATCAGTTTAGGGCAAGTTGATACGGCCCAATGGCGATGAAATTTAATCAGGTAGTGCCCGGCGCAGTAAAGGCTTTTGCTCTTTTTGGTTTTGGCATATACCGGCAGATTCCGAACAATTTCCCATCGTTTATCATATGCCCGCCCAACAATAGGAAACCCATATACTTCTTCGGAGGCTTTGGTTGCCCTTGCTTTTGTCTTCGTCTTTTCAAAAATAATATTGTGTTTGGCACCCAGATGCTTAATGTTCACAAACTTTTCGCGACTGACACCCTGAACAAACGTTGCTCCTTCAGGAAATACTTGGATGGTCGCCACTTTTTCACCATCGCGTTCCACGATGTAAAATTTATTCTTAACTACAGTTTTTGCCAATAGCTTATGTGTCATATCAATCCGTTATCGTTGCTTGGTCATTCCGGAACCAAGATAATACTTCGTATGGTGTTTCAGGTTCGAGGCCGCATAGCCCTGCCTTACGCATATACTCCGGAGACAAGAATGTGCCATCCGAGTTTTTATTTAGCTTTAAAATAACGCGATTTAGCAGGAAACCGTAATGCTGCTCTCCGGCTGATGATGGATCACGGTCAAAGCGGGTCACATACGGATCCCATTCTGTCGTGTTGAATCCACCGGCGTAATAGATTTGCCGAAATTCTTCCCACATACGTTGCTTTACTTGTGGGGAGGCCCAAATGCCCAGAAAGATACCGCTGGCAATGCTTAACGCCTGCCGCCGAGTCATCCCAATCCCGCGCCAATATACGATATAGGCATCCACTTTCTTTGAATACAACATGATAGGCTTGTATCCAAGCTCGCTCCATATAGATTCAGAATGCATTGTCATATTCTCCGTCTTGGCCAACAAACTGCCACTTCAAATTGGTATCTGTTCGTACTTCTTCAAGTAATTCATCGGTTGGGTAATATCCGTAGCACCAATACTTAACCAGGCGTTTTACCGCATCCTGATTTAATGGTGTCCGCATCCGTAATACCTTGTCGTTTATATCAAGGGCAGTGCCATCACCAAGCACGAAATGATCGCCGTCCGTAACAACCTTGCATACAGAGATATCAAAGTTTTCTAACAGCTCCTGTGCGGTGTCGAAATATCGACGACAAATAAGTTGTAATGTGTAAATCTTTGTGCCATTCTCGTCATTCAAGCCGTAAGTGTTGGCACTTTCAGATTGGTAGACAATGTGAGCCCCCAATTTCATTATGGTGGCATGCATGTCGTGAAATTGGCCGACATTACGTGAAAAGATATCTATATCGGAACGGCCAACGTGGTCGCCATTATACCACGCCAATGCGGCGCCGCCAGCGATCCACGGTCCCGTTTCCATGTTTGGGTTAATTGCATTCACAATGATGCGATCGTCCCGGTGCACGGCCACGCGGGAAGGAACGTGGCGTGTATATTTCATTTCCTCCACTTCCTTTACCATTTCTAAATATAAAGTGGCGGGACGGTCGTGCTCCATCACATATGCCTCCGTAATGTCCGACACTCCGGCAATTTTGTTCAAAAGTGTTCTACTACGTTGCAATAGTGACATTTTATACTTTCGTTGGATAACTTGCGGCTAGGAATTCTGCATATTGAGTAACATTGTCTGAGATCTTAATGAGATCATATTCGCCACAAAATTTAAGTAAGCGGGCGCCGACCATCGGCATATTTTTCTTAATGGCCGAATCGTTTATGGAAGCGTCGAATTTTGCTTTTAGATCATCGGGCTGGCATGTCAAATCAACCAACTTACGATTGCGTTCATAATCGACCAGCACCTTGTGCTCTTCTTTATTATGGTCTGTCCAACGCTGCAACATCAGATTGTTCCAACTATAACCTTGTTTTTCTCGATCATCATACGCTTCGCGTAGGCCAACTTTATTCTTGGAAGACTTTTCCCGCACACCAGGGTAGGCGCTAAACACGTTGTCTGTTGGGTCACCGCGGATACATTTTTCAAATAATAGCCACTGAGGATCGGGGATAACTTTTGGCTCTTTGGTTTTTTTATCCTTGACAAGTTGGTTCCTGTCATTATAGATGCCGGTTAGTGTATGCCGTTCACACGTTATACCATTGTATTGTTCGACATTCGGAGCAATGAGCTGAATGAAATCTGTGTCACTGCTGATAATAACATGCTCATCATTTGGATGTAGAGCAATAAACCGTGCGATCATGTCGTCTGCTTCAGCGTCCTCATGTTGAAGAACGGTGCAATTTGAATGTTCGTTTATGAACCTGACTAAAACATTATATGTCTCATAGAACATTTCGGATTCAGCTTGCTCGGCTGGAGTTGCAGCACTGCGGGCAACGTCACGATTACGTTTGTATGGCGGGTAGATACCCTTGCGCCACGAGTGACCCTCCAGGCAGAATACAACGTGATCCGAATTATGCAACCGCCAACATTTATTAATACTAGCAAGAGTGACGTGCAATGCGAATCCAACTCGATCCCAATCACTTGCTTGCCGTGGTGCGGCGTGACGAGCGCGAAAAAAACAATTCGATGTATCAAGTAATAGATATTTCATAGTCTGATTGGTAATTAAGTGTATGTATAATAACATAACGGGAGATATTTAGCAAATGATTCGAGCTCATTTGCTAAATAATAGTGCAGTTCGCGGGATGGAAGCCCCAACTGCTCTAACATTAAGAGGCAATGCCAGCATGATTATTTACTATATAAGAAAACCCACCGCAATCTGCCGAAACGATAGCAAAAAGAGTGGCGAAGACAACAGGAAAACATCGTTCTGCTGAACAAAAACTTCGGTCGTCCTTGGCCCAAAAAGGTAGGAAATTAACAGAAGAACACAAGGCTAACTTAAGAAAACCGCATAAACGTAAGGTTAGCTAACTTCAGTTCTACCATTCCCAAGGTCGCGCCTGTTCACTGCTGCGCGGTTTTCAGGATCTGCGACGTGTTGTTCAAACGTTTCCATCGCCACGTTACGGCAAACGGTTGTAAACCATTGATCAACAATGTGGTCGTCGCTTGAACCACGATAGCCTTCCTTAATCAGCGAAGCAACAAACAGAGTATTGTATTCTAATTCGAATGCCCCTTGTTTGAGATCTTTCGGATCTAGCGCCATCCCAAGAACATTTACATACGGCTCACCACGGGCAGTTGCGGCATCCTTGGCACTCATTTTTTCTTTTTTCGGCTTCGGCGCTTCTGGAATAACCTCTTCCTTGCCGCGATTCCACCATTTTTGAATAAAATTCATTTTGTCTCCTGTTTTCTAACCAATTGAAAGTCAATATCCGGTAACGTAATATTTCCGATGATCCCAGAATTGATTGCTTCTTTTATAAGATTAATTCGATTATCCGTCGTCGTCCGACCAATCCAAACGCCCGAGATAACAATATCCCATTCAGTATCGCTGTTCATGTCGCCCATGCATTTTTAAACAAAGGTACTTGCAGACGATCACTGTAACGTAGCCCGTGTTTGATGGCAAGTTCTGCCACACGTTTGTTATTCAATACGTAGACACTTTCAACTCCGCCCACAGGCATTAAGTAAACCGGCCCTTCAAATCCTGCATCGCGATATTCTTTCATTGCAAGTAAGGCTTCGTCCACGTCTTCCTCTGAAGCAACGACGAATTTAAGGTAAGTGTAACCAACCTTTTCG